TAGTGCAATAAATGTATCGCCATCTAGGTCGATTGCGTTGTCGGCAATTTTTAACTTGCCTGAGTTGTAAAATGTAAATGATCCAGCTGCCATGTTAATCTCCTATGCTGCTTTAATTGTGACTTTTGGTGTATTTTTGTATGTTCTGAGAACTCTACTATCAGATGCAATTAAAATGCCACCTGCACCACCTGAGTCTGTTGTTGCGGACACTTGTTGTCCAGTTATTGTAAGCGTTCCAAGTCCTGTTGTTACGTTTACTGCTATATTAACAGCAACACTTTGTCCTGTTAAAGTTAATGAACCAGTACCAACTACAATATCGTCACCATCTTGTATTGTAACTTGTTGTCCAGTAATGGTTAAACTACCTGTTTGTGGTTGTATATTTTCATTTTCCACAAATGTAGGTTGTAATCCTGTTATGGTTAAAGCACCTGAACCTAATGATATTACATTACCATTATTAATGGATGGTGATTGACCACTTATATTTAATGAACCATTAACAGGTTCAGTTTGTATTCCTATACCTAAAGTAACTTGCTTACCATCTATTACAAGTGAAGCTGTAGATGGGAATACATCTACATCTACTTTAAATTCAGCTTGTTGACCTGTAATAGTTAAACTACCAGTATTAGTAGCAATATTAGTACCATGACTTACTGTTGGTGTTTTACCATCAAGAGTAAGTGTTCCATGTGTAGGTGAAACAAGACCACCAATATTTTCTAATACTTGTTGTCCAGTTATCGTAAGTGAACCAGTATTAGGTGTTACATTAACACCACTTACAGTTGATACTTGTTTACCATCAATAACTAATGCACCAGCAAATACACCAATATTATCACCATCTCTAACCGCTACTGGTTGACCAGCTATAGTTAATGAACCCTGACTAGGTGTTAAATTGTTTCCTTGTACTAAACTAGGTTGCAATCCTGATATACTTAAACTACCTGTTGACGGTGTAGCATTTACACCGGAACTTATTGTAGCTTGTTTACCATCAATAGTTAAACTACCAGTATTAGTAGTAATGACATTACCACCTATTACAGCGGCCTGCTTACCACTTATTACTAATGATCCAGTTGTAGGTGTAGCGTTAACACCACTATTTGCTGTTGGTTGTAACCCAGTTAAGGTTAGACTTCCAGTACCAGCTGTTAACTCAACAGCTTGACCAGCTGAAACATCAGAAAATGGTAGTTCACTAAATGTAGTAAACCCAAACATTTAGTTATTCTCCGTTGTTTTCTTCTAGTCTTGGATCAATCCAACCTTCAATAGCTACCCATCCATCAACATCATTATAAGAATATTTGTAACCAAAATAATCATCAGGCTCTACAGCGTTTTGATATACGTTAGAATTGTTACTGTTTACATCACTTATGATTAGTTCAGGATTACCATCACCATCATTTATAGTTGTTTTATCGTTTTCTCTTACTATTTCTTTTGAATCGTCAAATAGATAGATAGCAACGCCATCATTATCTGTTGAATCATTCCATGTTATGACTTGCATTTTAGTCTCCTTATTATGATTTAATTAAAATTTTAGTTGATGAAAGTGCAGTTCCACCTAAAACAGATGGTGTTCCTGCTGTAGTCGACAAAGTACCATCAGTCTGAACGTAGTATTGTGAAGCTGTTGTTAAGCCTGTTTGGTTTTCATCACTTTGTGATATTACTTTTACTTTTACATCTTCATTATCTGCAACAGTATCTTGAGCAAAGCCAATAAAATTTGTAGCACCAAGATTAAATGTAGTTATAGAACCTTCAGGAATAATTGCTAATCCTTGTAAATCATGCGCACCATTTTCTTCATATACTGCCAAAGTAGTATAATCACTAGGTTGGTATGCAAAACTCACACTATTATTTGAACCAACATCTGTTGAATTATAAGTATTGCTATTAGTTAAAGTAAAACTAGTACCACTAATTGTAGCAACACCACCTTTTAAATAATATGGTGAAGCCTGACCTCTATGTGCGTAAGATATACCACCACCATCAGTACCCTGACATCCAAAAAGGTTATCATTACTATCTGTTGAAATAACTGCTTTAGTACCATGTGTAACTGAAGTACCTGATACAGTTGCTACTATACCATAAAGGTCATTACTGTTTTGGTCATCAGCAAATAAACATAAATGTTTTTTTGTTTTTGGATCATACGTCATGCCATCAGCACTAATTCTACTTTTATAACTATTAAAAGTGAGATCAGTATTCCAACTAACAGTATTATAATTATCAGTAATATTTATAGTATTAAATACACCTTTATTATTATCACTTCCATATGCAACTATCCCAATTTGTGCTTCTTCATCATAACTACTGCTAAAATAATAACAATCCGTTTCATTGCTTGGATTTACTACAAAATTTCCTGCTGGTAGATTTGTTCCATCAACATATACTGCACCAACTTGAGCTTTATAATTATCATAAACAAAACTTGTTACAATAACAACAGCACCTACTTTACTATCATAATAACAAGAACCTCTATTATTAGTGTTTCCACTATATATTACATTTGCTGTGCCTTCTGTAGTAGAGCCATCACTAGCTAAAGTAATACATCTAGCAACAAGATAACTACTACTATTTTTATAAATTACAACATGCTTGCTATTACCTACATAACAACTATCTAATATTGTTGTTGTGTTTGTGTTAAAGGCACTTCCTGAAACAATATTGCTAATTGTATTATTGCTAACAGTAAATGATTTAGAGTAACCATAATTTGACGCATCTTGGTCTCTGTAAACTGCTAAAAAACGATTTTGAACAGTATCATAAGATACGCTGTGCATATCTAACCATCCTGCTGATATTTCTTCTTCAGAACCATTAGAATATGCAATAGTTGTAATATTAGCTTTTACTTCTTCAAAATCACCATCCGTTCTTAAAATAACAGGCTTACCTTTAGTAATAGAACCATTAGCCATACCAACTAATTCTGTTGGTGGCTCAGCTAACTCTAGGTCTGTTCCGCTTCTTGCAGTACCTACAAATTGTGACGCATTTACTGATATTGTTGAGCCAAAAGATAAAAGCGCACTAACACCTTCATTATTAGTTTGTCTATCAGCAATGACAACACCTTTATTTGTATCAGGATTAAATAATGATGCCTGTGGTTTTGTTCTATCTGTAGTTGTATTACCTATAGTGTTTGTTGAATCTGTCCAACTTGGAGTTGTTCCTGATATTGTTATAACACCAATTTTACCATAATATTCAGAAGCACTACTGTCATAAAGTTGATAAGGTACAACACTTTTATTTTGTTCTGTGTCATAATAAGAAGCCATATATCTTGATTTAACACTATTCATAAGTGTTCTAGTTCCTTTTGTAAAAGTATCACTAGATGCCGTTAATACAGTTGCGTAAATATTTTGGTCAGTTGAGTCATCATCAATGTCCAAATATAACCATTTATTATTATCAGGGTCATAATTCATACTTTGATTGCCTTCTGCAAAATTAGCATTTCCAACAGACAAATAATTAGTTGAAGCTGTTATATTTGAACCTGATATATTAGCAGTATATATTTTATCATTTCCTGAACCTGAAACATAACTTATAGCTATAACTGTTCTATGTGTATCAGGATCATATCCATTAAACCAATGAGAATAAGTGTTAGCTGTAACACTTAAAGTTGCACTATTGCCTACTGTTAATGTCGTTCCACTATTTGTAATAATGTATAATTTAAAATCAGTTGTATTTAATTCTTTAGCAATAAAAACAAACTTATTTTCATTTGGATTATAACTAATTGTGCAATTTTCTCTATATAAATCACCACTAAATGGTTGTACTCTCGTTCCTATTGTAGCCGAATTTGTACCTGTATAAGTTGCACCAAAAACATAACCTTTAGAGCTTGTTGCATACGTTCCTATAAACGCACCATTACCATAAGTTAATTGATAACCTCTTTCATTACCACCATTTCCTGAGTACACAATAACAGGAGTACCCCACGTTATACTGCTACCTGATTCAGTTCCAATAGTTAATCTAGGATAATAATCTGCTCCGCCTGTGCCATAATTAAGAACACCAATTTTATCATTTGTAGTATCATAAGCAATGCTTGTTTTAATGCTATTGCCTATTTGAGATGAAGCATAGGTTATAAAATCAGTAGATGATGGTGTTGTATCAGGTATTGTACTCGTTCTTTCAACAATAGTTCCATCATTTTTTGCGTAATAATCCTTACCTGCGGTCATGCCTGTTTGGTCGTTGTTAAACGAGCCTGCGCGATTTACTCCAACAGGTTCAGTTGTACTTGCTGTTGTAGATGCGATCCCAAAGTAATTGTCGTTAGTTAAATTAACATTTGTAGAAAAACCACCACTTCTTACAACTAGATCATAAGTAAAGTCTGTTGAATTAGCATACCAATATGTTAAATATCCTGTAGTTTTATCTGTGCTATTGTAAGCTATACCACCTGTATATTTAGAACCAAAATTAGAAGTGTGCAAAGTTGATACTGTTACTGCTGTTGAAGATGGCACAACTTTATAAAATACATCATAAGCTGAGTTGTCATAATATTCATTAGCACTTAGGACAAATAGATAACTATTGTTTTCATTAATAAAAGCAAAAGATGGATAATTTCTAAATGTAGCTACTTCTGTGCTTGAGTTAACTGTAATTGTTGAGTTTGAATTTATAGTACAATTACTAATATCAGTTTTCCAATTAGCAACTAGATTACTACTATTGTCATCTACGTTTCCAATTAATAATCTGTTATTAATAGTGTCATATATTGCACCAATTTGCTTAACATATTTTGGTTGGTTTGTTCCATCTGAACCTGCTGTATTTGCTTTTATTGTTTGTTTAGCACCCCAACTAACTGACCTTGTGCTACCACCTGTGATTGTACCAACATAAGCATCAACAGATTCAGTACCTTGTCCTGTTGGATAGCTTCTAATAGATACAATTAAATTGTTATCTGGATCAAAAACTGTTTTTAAACAACTCCCAACACCATAATAACCCCAAGTAAAATTGCCAAACTTACCTGTCGTAGTATCAATAGCTGTTTCTGAACCAAGAGTAATAGTTGTTCCAGAAAGGGTAAATACTTTAGATTTTATTGAAGCACTTGCTATTGTTTCTGTAGAGTTATAACTATAAGTTACTAATCCTGCATCTGCATTGCTGTCATAACCTAAAGAGCAATACATATAATTATAATAATTACTTGCACTACTTACCTCTAATTCTGTACCCAAAGTAAATGTTGTTCCAGATAGTGTACCTGCTCTTATATAACCATAAGTAGGATCACCAGAATTATTACCATAAGTAAATACTACTGTTGAACCACTTGTTAAAATACCGTCTATTGTATATGAGCCAATACTTTTTAAAGCAACAGGAGTACCAGAAGTAACAGAACCATCTGTTGCAACAGTATAAGCAACTATCGTTGGATAACCGTTTGACGCAATATAGCCTGCAACAAATGTATTTTGTGCAGAGCAATAAAAATTAAAAGCCTGTTTTTCTGAACTACTAGAATCAACAATACCTGCTCCAGTAGTGTTGCTTATTGCTACATCTGATGATGTTGTTGTTGCAACTTGTGAAACTGTATTATCAGCGTTTAAGATTAATGGTTTGCCTGCCGTAATACTACCACTAGCTGTATAGTCACGGTTTACGCCAATGTCACGATAGGATGATTTCTCAGCAGGATAAGTAACAAAGACTGTTGAACCTGTAGCTGATAAAGAGATAGCATTTCCTGAGTTACTACTTTCAAATATAGTATCTCTTGTAAGTGTGTTTGTGTTATACGTTCCCTGACCTACTTCAAAATCTGTACCATTAACATCTGTAATTGTGTAATAACACTTTGTTCCATTACCTAATACACTAAACGCTTGAAAGCCTGACTCAGCTCCAGTAAGCGTTAATGTTCCAGTACCGGTGGTACTCGTCAACTCTTTAATTCTATCCAAACTTTTTAACATTATATATCCATCCAGTTACCACCACGCCTTATAAAAGGATTAGGTTTTTTTGGTTTTTCTTCTTTTGTTTTTTCTGTAGCACGGTTTAGTTTCTCGTGCAGTATTCTTAAATTTACATTTAAGATATTGTAAGCTGCGAAGGCATAACATAAACAATCCCACGCTTCATTTCTTGCACGTTTTTTAATCCATTGGCTTCTACGCACACCTCTAACAACTTTCTCAGTTCTACTTTCACTAGCTAGTTGTCTAAAATATTCTTCATCTAAATGATCAGGTAGATGTATATATCCACTACCTTCTTCAGTTATCTTTAAACGTCCATAAACGTGGTTCTTAATAGTATCTGAACCTACTGGATATAAACGAACTTTGCCGGTGTTATTTCTACTAGGCCTACCCACCATTGGTCTACCTTCGCCGCCTACACCTTTAATAGCAAAATAACGGCGGTCTACTTTCTTTTTTGTATAATCATAAGTTTGCTGTGTAAAGTGACCACCGCTATCTATACAAGCACACTTAATAGACAACTCAATGCCTTTAGGATGCGCGTATTTTTCTTCTAGTATCTCCGTTAACTCATCCCATAATTGAGGAGTTGAAGGATCACCAAAAATAATTTTATGATCTATGATATATACTTGTTCATCTCTACAGAAACCAGTAATGGTAATCTCTAATCTATCGTCTTGTACGTCTACCCCAGCTACCAAAAGAACTACATCTTCAGGTAAATCTTTACCCCAGTTATAAGCACGTTTTCTTAGTTGGTATTCTTCGACTTTTTCGCCTTCGTTTTCGTCCCAGCTTTCTGCGAGGACGGTGTTGACGAACACTCGCAACGTTTCTGGAAGATTTTTTGCTTGAAGGAAATGAGTAGCGATTTCACCCATTGTAGACCAGCTACTATATAACCCATTAAGATGGAAGCTAGCAGTACCAGTAAATTTACTATTCGCTTTCCAGTAGCCACGCTTAATGTTAGCAAGCCTTTTGCTATCGTCCCAAGCACCTCCACATTCACTACAAACGTATACAGCTTTCTCAGGTTCGCCTTCATTCCATTTAACATTTTTCCACTCCAACTCTGACTCATGTTCACAATCGTGACATGGTACAATAAATTTTCTTTGATCACCTTGTAGGTAAGCGCTTTCTATCTTACTACTACCTTTAGTTGTTGGTGTACTAACTAACGCCACCTTACGATTATAAAAATTACTAGTACGTCTTGTACCTAACGCAATTATATCACCTTCTGTAGTTCCTAATACAGAATATCTATCTATCTCATCACACAATAAAATTCTTATTGGTCTACTACTAACACTAGCAGCAGAATTACTACCAACTAAATCTAATGAACCACCAGTAAACGATTTAGCATAGATAGTATTATTACTATCTCTTGATCGAGCTGGTAAAACTTTGTGAGTTAAACTAGCTGTATCACGTATCATTGGACTAATTCTATTCTTACTAAACGTACCTGCCATTTGTAATGTTGGTTGAATCATCAATATAGGTGATGGATCAATATCAATATGAAAGCCTATTATATTTAATAGGAGTTCTGTTTTACCTATCTGACTAGCTGACATTACAACTATACGTTCAACTGATGGATCAGTAAAAGAGTCCATAATCTCACGTTGAAACTCTGCTCTATTCGTATTCCATTTACCAGCTTCAGCACTAGCTTCAGAACTTAAATATCTATTCTTGTCTGACCATTGACTTACCGTGTACTTTGGTGGAGGTCTTAACATCATCATTGCTTGACGTGTTGTCTCTACTATATTCTCCGTTGGCACTTGTATTGTCATACGATTCTACATCCGTTTCAGATAGTTCAATCAATACTTCATCAACTGAATTTTCTAATGTTGCTCTAACTTCATTTATATTTCTACTAGCAAATACATCACCAGCTACTTTAGATGGTAATGATAATAGTTTAGCTTTTATTAGTCCTGTTATACTTCCCCATACTTGAGATACATGATCTTTATGAACTAACTCAGATGCTTTTTGAGCTGCATCTAATTCTAATAGTTCAGCTCTTGCCTTCTCTACTCTTAGTTTAGCATTAGCAATATCGGAGTCTGCATCTAGTTCTAAAGATAACGATCTAAGGTATTTTATATAACCTTGAATAGAACCAACTAAAGGATAACGTCCACGCTTACCATCAATCTTAGGAATGTGGCCGGCTTTCGCTAATTGTTGTACACGCCTTTCGCTTAAATCAAGTATTAATGCAATTTCTTTGCAAGACTTGTTACTCCCAGTTTTCTCCATTTTTTAAAACCTTTTGTTTTTAAATTTGTTTGAGTTCAAACGAACTCGAACTAAGATTTTCTGTGACTAGCAGAATATCGTTTTCTTTCTCTCCCAGATCGGAAGAGCATTCG